TCTTCGGATTAACAATAACCTTCGCTGCATTAGCAGTTTTAACCAGTTTGTTAATTGCATTATCCATGATAGATTTTGACCACAAGATATTACCTGATAACTTAGTCTTTTTAACAGGTGTATTAGGCTTATTATTTAGCACAACAAGTTCTAGCCTACTTTCACCAACAGAAGCTATCTATCAATCATTGATTGCTTTCTTTGGGGCGAATATCTTTATTGGTGCGTATTCTAAATTACGTGGTATGACTATGATGGGGTTTGGCGATATAAAACTTATCGGTGTCTTAACACTATTCATAGGATTGCCATTAACATTAAATGCATTAATGATTGCCTGTATTTCTGGCATTGTTTATTATGTGTTATTAAAGTTCTCTAAGACATTAGATGCTGATAAGACATTTGCTTTTGGCCCATTCTTATGTTTAGGTTATTTTGTCATGTTGGTTCATCAACTTATGATAGTGAGTGCAGCTACATAATCATTAAAATTGTAATAATAAAAAACTCGCTTATAAGGCGAGTTTCTTTTTGATATTAAGTGTTGTTTTAAGGTCATTCTTGTTTTCTTTGATAAAGGAGTTTCTATAAGCGTCTCTTAAATCTTTATAGTTTTGTTGTGCTTTAATGGTTAATAACAATTCACTGTTTGGTTTAGCTTTTAGTATTTTGTCATGTTCCTTATCCGAAGCGGATGCTAAATACATGGTTAAGAATGCTAACTCTAAACTTCTTTCCTTCTTCTTAGCTTCAAAATTTTCAAGTGTGTCAACAATGTCAGGCTTTTTTAACTCTTTATTTAACATTTCATTATTTTCAATAATCTTTAACACAATGTTAGTGGGTTCGTCTTCTTTATACTTGTTAGAAAACTTTTTCAATAAATTATCTAAATCGGCATCAAATCTAATTCTATCAAATTGACCATCTTTCAAATAACGGTCCAGTAATTTCATTTGAGATTTTTCTATATCCGCCATAATTTTTTTGTTTTCTATTTCAAACTGTTCCAAATACCTACCTAAAAAAGATTCATCCGTAAAGAGGCAATAAAGTGTTCTTCTTAAAAACATTAAATGCTCTACCGACTGTCTTTTCTTCTCTAAGTTACGGTAATACTCTTTTTCTTTCTCTTCGGCTGCTCGTGCAAACATCTTGAGCGGACTAAGCTTCGTTGTGTTTGGTATAAATCTCAATGACATATCATCTACTAAAATTGTTTCTTAGTATTATTATACCATACTTTTAGATAATTTAAAACTAGATACTCATCATATCCATTAATTCAAGCGTTCTTTTTACATCTTCAAACTTACTACTCACCGTAACAATAGTCTCTTGTTTTTCAAATAAAAAATCATTACAAAATAGGAAGTATTTCATGTAGTCTTTTTCTTTAAGATTATGAATAGGTTCTTGAACATAATGAGACTCTACACCAACGGCTAAATGAATAATTCCATTACCTGTTGAACTCACAATAAATTCTTGTCTAAATCCTTTATGATTGTTTAATGAGATATGTACCATGTAAGTCACGACTCGTTCAGTCAATAAGATTTCATGACTTAATTCAAGACTGGTATAAAATGAGTTTTTTAAGATGTCTATTTTCTGATAGGTTGTCATTGTTTGCAGAGTGTCACCAATATCAAATTCAACTTCATTTGAAAAGTAGTTGATATAATTATTGATGAATGTTTTTGCAGAGTTGAATTGTTCTTTTTTAATGGTTTTAAACTTAGGACAGATATAGGATACTTTATCTAATGAATCTATAAAACAAGCTGGCTCTAAGTGGATGATGTTCTTAGTTACGCCTATTAGTATTTTAATATCTTCGTTATCTTTCCTCAACATTATTTCTGTTGAAGGTGAAATATCGTCTTCAATATCTTTTACAATAATATCCGGTGATAGATACTTTCTAAGTTCTAACAAGATTTCTAATTTACGCCTTTCTTTGTTGTGCATTAGCTGGCATCCTATTTTAACCGATTATACTTTATGTAAAATAAAAAATCAAATAAAAAAACAGGCCGTAGCCTGTTTGTTTTTAAATCAATTCCATATTTGCTTCTATTTTCTTACCCCTCAATCCACGTTTACTCATGAATTCAGCGAGTTTGTCTGCAGTAATTAAATATGTTTTATTTTTAACCTTCAATTCAAAACCTTCAATTGATGTAACAACAAGCTTCTTAATTTTCTGTCCATCAGCCAGTTTGATAAGTTGAAAACCTTTACCTTTATCTAGCTCTTTCAATTCATTAAGATTAAATGTCAATATTCTAAGGTCAGTGGTTTGTATACTCACCAAAGCACTTGTTTCATTCAATAGAATAGGTTGGAACACAACACTATCATCTTCTGGTAAGGACATGAAGTTTTTACCAGCCTTATTTTTTGATACCAAGTTCATTGAACTAGTTAAGTAACCATAACCATCATTATTGGAAACAAGTAACTTTTTGTTGTCATTCGCAAATATCATATTAATCAATGAAACACTTTGTGGGACAGTAATCAAGGTGTTAATATGCACAAACCCAACTTTACCTGATGGAATATCACTTGGTTTAACGCTATAACCACGACCATCACTGCCTAAAAATGCAACCATTTCAACACTTCTGCCTTCTTGAACATACATAATTTCATCATCAGTCTTCAACTGAACAGTATCCAGTTCAATCTCATGTCCTTTTCTTGATGTAATCCAGCCTTGTTTAGTGTAGATAATAGTAATCGCTTCATCTTGAACAATATCATTAGATGATTTGAATGCAACTTTATCTTCCTTAATCAATGTTCTTCTGTTGTCTTCAAACAAAGCAGTAACTTCTTGAATTTCTTTTTCCATCAATGTAAACATTTTTGTTTTGCTACCAAGTAATACTTGTAAAGATTTCTCTTCTTTTCTTAATGCATCAATTTCTTTCTCAATTTTAGCTTTTTCTAAGTTAGCTAATTGACGTAATTTAATTTCAAGAATATCTTCTGCTTGTATTTCAGTGACGTTTAATTTACTCATCAATTCAGTTTTAGGCTCATCGGCTTCTCTAATGATGCGAATAACTTCATCAATATTTAAGAATGCTGTAACACGACCTTCTAAAATATGAATTCTATTTTGAACTTTCTCTAATCTCCACTGACATCTTCTGGTCATCACATCAAAACGATAATCTACCCATTCATGAAGAATTTCTTTAATATTCTTTGTCTTTGGTGATCCATTAAGACCTACTGTTGTAAGATTGACTTTAACACTCTCTTCAAGACCTATCATGCCAATAATAGAAGTCATAAATTCTTCTGGTGATTGTTTGAAGTTCTTAGGTGTCAACACCAGTCTTACAGCGTCTGATTTATCAGATTCATCGAGGAATGATCCTAATACACTCAACAAGAAGTTCTTTTCAGCAATAACTTTTTGAGAAAGTGCCTTTGGTTTACCCTTGCTGTCATTCTTTGTTTTAGGGTTAATCACTCTATCAATGTTTTCTAAAATCTTTTTAGCGTTCATCGTGGGTGAGAATTCATTAATCACGACTTGCCATTGGTTTTTAGCTAGCTCTTCTATTTTCCATCTAGCTCTTACACGAATAACGCCACGTCCCACACTGTATATTTTCTTAATTTCTTCATCACTAGCAATGATTTGACCACCTGTTGCAAAATCTGGACCTTTTAAGATATCCATAATTTCTTCATTAGTAATATCTTTATTTCTGATAGCCGCAATTGTAGCATCTGTTAATTCTCTGATGTTATGTGCTGGAATGTCAGTAGACAAACCAACAGCAATACCCGAGGTGCCATTTAATAGTAATAAGTTTAACTTAGATGGAAAGTTAGCCGGTTCTTGAATCGTGTTATCGTAGTTCTTAACCCAGTCACACGTTCCCATATTTAACTCATCCAGTAACAATCTTTCAGCAAAAGCTGTTAATCTTGCTTCTGTGTATCGCATTGCCGCTGGCCCATCACCGTCTCTTGAACCGAAGTTACCTTGACCATCAACTAATGGATAACGCATGTTCCAAGGCTGACTAAGACGACTCATTGCATCATAAACAGAAGTGTCACCGTGTGGGTGATACTTACCGATAACATCACCAACAAGACGTGCAGATTTCTTGTAAGCTTCGGTTGAAAAGTTTCTCATTTCGTTCATTGCAAACAAGATACGGCGGTGTACAGGTTTCAAACCATCACTTAGGTATGGAATGGCACGGTCTTTTGCAACCGCTACTGAATACTCTAAATATCGGCTATTTAAATATTCTCTTAAATCTAAAAAATCTTTATCATCACTACTCATTATATTCTCCAATTATTCCGCATCATTGTTTGTAAAGTTACCAAATTCCATTAACCACTCACGTCTATCATCAGAACGTCCTTTTGCCATCAACATATCAATTGCTTGCAGTGTTACAAAAGTATTCTCGTCGCCCACTTTTAATGGTATCAACCTACGAGTGTCAGGGTCAAGAGTTGTTTCCCATAGTTGAATAGGGTTCATTTCACCTAGACCTTTAAATCGACTTAATTTAATGTTTTCTTTTTTTACTTTTTCTTTTTCTAACTTTTTCATTGTTTCTTCAAGTTCTAGTGCATCAAGCAAATAGAAAGTTTCATCTTTCTTATTCTTACTACCATACTTCACATCAAGTCTATATAAAGGTGGTTGAGCAATGTAAATATGGCCTAGCTCTATGAGTTTTGGGAAGTGTTTTAAAAATAATGCACCTAACAATACTTGAATGTGGAATCCATCTTTATCCGCGTCCGCTAAAATACATATTTTATGGTAACGTAATTTACTAACATCGACATCTTCACCCATTTTATGAGCTTTCACACCAATAGAGATCTCTAACGCCTCAACTTCTTGGTTAGAAATAATTTCTTCTGTTTCCATTTCCCATGTATTAACAGGTTTACCTTTCAATGGCAAGATAGCTTGATACTCTTTATCTCGACCTTGTTTAGCAGAACCACCTGCTGAGTCACCTTCCACGATAAACAATTCGCCTTTTTCTGGATTACTTGTTTGGCAGTCAGTTAATTTACCCGGCAATACGTTCATACCGTTTGATTTTCTTACTTTGATGTTGGTATCTTTCTTGTTTCTGAGGTTAGCTTGTTTAATCACCAACTCAACTAGTTTTTTACCATTATCAATGTTTGTATTCAACCAATGCTCAAATCTGTCTCTTACGAGTGTTGTTAATAATCTAACCGCACCACGACTGGTAAGTTTTTCTTTTGTTTGACCATGAAATTGTGGATCAAGTATTTTAGCTGAAAGCACAAACCATAATTTACTCCATACGTCATCAGAGTTAATCTTTAATCCACGCGGCACTAAGGAATGTTGCTCAGAGAAGTTTTTAACGGCTTCATACAAACCATTTTTGAAACCAGCTTCATGAGTACCACCAGATTTGGTTGGAATTAAGTTAACAAAACTCTGTTTATGGCTGGAACCACCATCTTCAATCCAAGTGATTGCCCATTCAGCACCTTCACCTTCATAGAATGTGTCATGTTCTTCATCTATGTATTTTTTATCATAGAGCACTGGAATTAGACATTCATTGTCATCAATGATTTCAGTAAGGTAACTTTCAAGTCCATTAGTGTATTGCCATTCAATAACTTTTGTTTCTTGACCTGTCCTTTCAATGATTAATTTAACTTCGGTACCATTCAACAACACAGCTTTTGCCCTTAAAGCATTTTCGAGTTGTTGTAGATCAAAGTCTGGTGAGTCAAAGTATTTTGGATTAGGTGTTACAGTTACTTTGGTGCCATGAATTTTCTTGGCTATTGTTTTTACTTCTCTTAATGGCTCGATTACTTCACCATTAGAAAACACGATTTGTTTAATAAAGCCATCACGCATACTTTCTACGACTAAACGATCTGACAATGCGTTAGTAACAGAAACACCAACACCGTGTAGACCACCTGCGAAGTTATAAGCCCCGCCTGCTTCTTTTTCAAACTTACCACCGGAGTGAAGTTTAGTAAAAATAACTTCTACTGCTGAAATACCTTCACCTTCGTGCATATCAGTAGGTATGCCTCGACCGTTATCTTCTACCGTAATAGAAAAATCTGCATTACATGTTACAATTATTTTATTAGAAAAACCTGCTAATGCTTCATCGGCTGCGTTGTCGATAACTTCTTCTAATATGTGATTGGGATTGTTTGTGTTGGTGTACATTCCGGGTCTTAATTGAACTGGTTCAAGTCCTTTTAATACCTTAATCTTGCTAGCACCATAATTTGATTCTTGTTCGCTCATTATCGCTCCTACTCCCTAATATATTATTCTCTATAAATTTGCGTTTATATATAATATTATCGCATATTTTCTTGACTAACGCAAATTATTCGCATATTATATACCGAAATTATTTAAAAATCAAGCGTTAAAAAATGGGAGAATTTATGGAAGGGTTTAATCAATTTAATAAAGATGTCAAAAAAATAGACATCGTTGAACAGGATAAAATAAGACCAATTACTTTTACTGATTATATAGGACAAGAAGAATTAAAATCACACCTATCAGTGTTAATCGAATCAGCAAAAATAAGAAATAAATCACTGGCCCATAGTCTATTGTATGGACAGCCGGGGTTAGGTAAAACAACACTTGCTACAATTATTGCTAACGAACTTGGAAAAAATATAGTTTACACATCAGCTCCCGCTATTGAAAAAAATGCTGACTTAGCTCGATTATTATTGACACTCAAAGAGGGTGATGTTCTTTTCATAGATGAAATACATGGACTAAGACCACAAACAGAAGAAATGCTCTACCCAGCAATGGAAGATAATCTAATCGACATTACTATACCATCAGCAAATGGAAGAGACAACAAGGTAGTAAGACTTCCCTTGAAAAACTTTACACTCATTGGAGCCACAACACGTCCGGGTAAGCTATCTGCTCCACTGAGAGACAGATTTAATATTCAACTTCAATTAAAATATTATGATGTTGATGAGCTAAAAAGAATCATTATCAGAACATCAGGTATTTTGAATTTAAAAATTGATGATGATGCTGCTCTCGAACTTGCCAAGCGTTCAAGAGGTACTGCTCGTATTGCAAATAATTATTTAACGGTTGCGGGTGATTATGCTATTGTTAAAAACAATTGCCATATTAAACTAGATATTGTTGAAACTGCAATGACTGTATTGAAAATTGATGAACTCGGATTAAATCAACTTGATAGAAAAATAATATTTTCGATGTTTACGCTTCATAAGAATAAACCTGCCGGTGTGAAATCTCTTGCTACCTCTATACAAGAAGAAGTCGATACAATTGAAAACATGGTTGAGCCATACTTATTACAAAAGAACTTAATTATGAAAACTGAACGCGGTAGAGCGTTAACTGACTTAGGGGTCGAATATGCTGAAAAACTTGTTGCTGCTGGCTTTATTCTGGATTAGTAGTCCAGCTTTTGCTCAGCTAGATACTGAATTTCTAAGTGATGAACTATTTAGAATTACCAATCATGGTTTAAAAGAAAATGTTTATGTTTTGCACTTAGCTGCGAAAGACTTCGGCTTGATGAAGCCTAGTGAGTTAGATATCAACTTAAAAAACATAGATAAAATGCTTAACAATAAAAATCTTGTTGATAATTTAAGTGAAGAAGACTTAGATGCCGTGGAGACAAACTTTTCTAGTTTACTCCAAGCTATCTATATGGACAAAGATCCCGAAGTTAACCAAGCAGTCACGTATAATGTAAAAATGAAAGATTATGCTTTTGCTCTTATTGCTGTACCTAATATTTATTATGAGGATTACAGTGAATGTGCAGGAGCTTTTATTCTATTCCAATCTTTTACTTGCTTTCAATTAGATTATAATACTAAATCATTTTTAACGAAATATATCAAAAGAAACCATGTGCCCACTTTGGATAGCGATTATTTAGGAAACTTTATTGTTGTGCATGAATTTGCCCACACGTTACCCGAACAATTGAAATTAGATTTACCCAATTTCTACAATAAGATAACAAATCCAGATGTCAAAAAAGAAATGCCCTTGGTGGCTCACTACAATGAAGTCTATTCGGATTTATATGCTGGGCTTAGATTACTTCAAAAGGGCTATCCAGTTGAAAACTTGGACCAAATTATTTTCATGAGAAATGTTTCACTGTTTCTTTCAAAGGATATCGTTCATTACTCAACACCTTACATACATGCTTTAAAAAATATTAATAAAAAGGACTATATGGTAGCAAGCTCATTTGAAGACATGGATAAAATCATCAACAAAATATTCTTTCAAGTTATTAATAATATGAATGTAATGGATGAAAAGATATTTTTCGTTGAGAAGTTGGAAATCTATAAAGACTTAGCGGATATTGCTTCATTTGCGTTCAGTGTGAATAAAGACATCAATAAGAACACATTCCAAAAGAAAACACCAGAACAAGCGATGTTTGTGAGTAAATTGTTTACAACATTTAATAACTCTATCTATCTAGCAAAAAGAAGATTCTTACTAGATTATAGAGATAAGATAACAGAGGATGACATTAAGCTGTAAAGTAGATAAGCACAAATATCATTAAGGCTAATACAAATGAATCTTTAAAGTTCATTAAATTAATTTTATCGTAGTGGTAAGTATAAGCATAGTTTACAAGAATTAATCCAACGTTTCTGATAATGCTGTATTGTTCTGCAGGTATATTACTGATTATTATGGTGTTGATATAAAGCGTCACACAATAAGACAACATCATAAAAATATAATCTTTTTTATAGGATTTTGGTTTATCTGCCTCTTCTGAAATAGAAACAAGTCTAACTGATTCTTTCTTTTCTTTCATAAACGACAAAATAGCGAATACGACAACGTTAAATACTGTTGCAATCATCATGTAGTTAACAGGGTCATATTCTTGCATCATTTTACTACCAAACACACCAGAAACAGCACCAAAAATAAAAACTAACCCTAATTGTTGTACATTGTTGATTGATTTACTTTTAAATTTGTCAATATAAAAGAATATAGCTAAGACAAATAAAGAAATAGATAAGTAATAAATATCACTCGGTGAATCATATTGGACTTCAATCGTATTTTTGAACGAAAATAAATACATGAGTCCTATGGAAACAAAGGGAACAATAGCAAGACTTAAAAAGTTGACAAAGTAACAAATGGTTAAGTTATGTTCATTATTCTTTCGAGCTTTAAACTGTAAGATCATGAAGATAACACCTATGGTTTGACATAGATAGAATTTATAATCTAATAAGAATCTAAAATTATGAAAGTCTATTTTATTGAAATTGGTTAAAAGTAAAAAACCTGTTCCCACAAGTGCAAGAACCGCTGCATTAAAATATTTGTATTTGTAGAATTCGATTTGTAGTTTCTGAATGTGGATAGTTACTACCAATAGTAACGGAAATAGCCAATAGCTGAGTATAATCATTTATGTTTATTTTTCCTTGCTTTATTATAATTAATTTACAGTTTTTATTCACAACAAGTCATGATGTTTATAAGTATTTTTTTTATGTTCATAACTTTCAAGATTTTGTTACAATGAAAAGATACGCTGTTTTACTCAAGCATTATATCATTATTTTACTAGAATCACAAATTTTAACTTCATTTACAAAAAATAACTAAAAATACTTTATTTTAAGATAATATCATTGACTATTGTTAGATTGAGAGATATACTTCTGGAAATTTAAGAGAGGTTTATAATATGTACGGAGAATCAAAGTCAAAAATAAAGAATGGAAAACTCGAATTACTCGTTTTTGAATTGTTGAATGGTCAAAAATTTGGTATTAACGTTTTCAAAGTGAAAGAGATTTTGCAATGTCCAAGAATACATGCGGTCCCACAATCACACCCATCAGTGAAAGGGTTAATTACTGTCCGTGGTTCTAATCTCGTAGTTGTTGATTTGTGTAAAGCTATTGGTGGCACACCCGTAGTAGATACTGCTGAAAAATTTGTTATTGTGACTGAATATAATAAAAGTACGATGGCTTTTATTGTAGACAAAGTTGATAAAATTCTTCAAGTTGAATGGGAAAATATTAAAGAGCCACCTGCTGGATTGGGTTCAAATTATTTAACAGCAATAGCAAAAACCCAAAATGAAATGATTCAGATTCTTGATGTAGAAAAAGTTTTACATGAAATTACACCGCCGAAGTATGAAATAGATCCTTCTCTTATGGAAATGGTACCTACATTAAGAAGCAATCAATATGTCTTAGTCGTGGACGATTCAAGAGTGGCTAGAAAACAAGTAACTATTTGTCTTACCGCTATGAATATTCCTTTCAAGCTCTTTGAAAATGGAAAACTAGCCTATGAATTCTTAGAGGCCAACGATCCAGCAGTATTAAAAAATGACATAGCTCTAATCATCTCAGATATAGAAATGCCAGAAATGGATGGATATACACTTGCTCGTAAAGTTAAAGAAGATATTAAGTATGAATCTCTTCGTATTGTTTTGCATACGTCTATTACAGGTGTATTCAATAAAGAATTGGTTGCAAGCGTAGGTGCTGATGATTTCATCTGTAAATTTAATGCCAATGAATTGTCTGAATCTATTATTCGTAATTTAAGGGTTAATTAATTAAAAAAAGACGTAAAAAAAGCAGCTTTTAAGCTGCTTTCTTTTCTTCCTTAATTTCCTTGTCAATCTGTGATATTACCGCGTCTATAATGTCTCCTGAGTTAAGTTGTGCATCCATCTCATCTCCGAAACCACCATCCAACATCGCACTGATAACACTACTCTTTGTAGAAATCATGTTCCATAATGCTCCGTCTAGTGTACCGTTAGCAATAGCATAATAACACGTTACCACATCTTGTTGTCCATTACGGTGTGCTCGGCATTCAGCTTGTTGTGCAAGGGCTGGTGTCCAAGGTATCTCACCCATTAGAACGTGTGCAGCTTTTGTCAATGTTAAACCAACAGAAGCGGCGTTAATAGATAACAAGGCAACTTTAATTGATTCATCTGTTTGGAAATCTTCGGTATATTTAAAACGTTTTTCTTTTGAAACGCTACCATCAATTTTAATATACTTTACTTTTTCCTTAATCAATGACTCTTCAATACCATTCAAGAAATCTTTGTGGTGACCGAAGATAATTAACTTACCAATACCTGATTCCAGTTTATCAATAACCCAATCTTTAATCATTTCAACCTTTGCCATACCTGCTAGACGATAAGCTTCAAATACGTCTTCTTCAACAGAAGCTGAAAGCTGTCTAAACATTAACGATTTAATTTCTTTCAAGTTACCATTTGTTTGATGGTGGAATTGTCTAATATTGGTCGTCAAATTAGAAACTAATCTATTAATGTTCTCCATATAACGTTCATCAGTTTCAAAGTATTGAGTAACACGTACTTTATCAGGAAGTTGGTCAAGTACACCATCATCCGTTTTTAATCGTCTTACCATCACTTCTTCACGAATAAGATCATGGAACTCTTCAATAGATGAAGCTCCACCCATATCAAAGACTCTACGTTTTCTATTGGTTCCCGGTATAGGGAATTCAACCATTTTAGCGGCACAATACTTAGTAGCAAATGCACTAATATCAGTCCATTCAGGATGATGCGGTCTAATGGCTTTCAACAGTGTCCATATTTCAATAGGTCGGCTTAGGAACGGCGTACCACTGATCATGATTGCTCTCTTTGAAAAGTTCGCAATGTCTATAATCGCTTTAGTTCTTTTTGATTCATGGTTCTTCATGTTGTGAGCTTCATCTACGAGTAAGACACCACGAACACCTAAATAGGTTCTGATACTGTCTGTTCTCTTAATAGCGTAGTCATAACTAGCAATTGTAATCTTGCCGCGTGGACTTTGTTTACTTTTCTTAATGACTGTAATATCACTTTCTTGTAAATTTAACCACATCATAAACTCTTTCTTCCAGTTAAACAACAAGGAAGCGGGTGCTAACACCAATACCGGCCAGTCTTGACGGTAGTGAGCCGCCAAAGCAATAGCTTGTGGTGTTTTACCCAGTCCCATGTCATCACCTAATAGAAAACGACCATTCTTTGAAATACCATAGGCAACGCCTGCTTTTTGGTATTCATAAAGACCTAATTTTAAATTCAAGTAAGTCTGATCAAATTTAGGATCACTAATCGCATAAGATGGATGATTCTTTTTCATTTCAATTTGTTGAGCTACTTCATCTTTTGTCTTGCCTTGAGCATTAAGATTAAACTGTTTCTGAATATCTTCACTTATTTTTAATAAAATACGCTCTTCTTTCAAAACTTGTAATGCTTTTCCGGTTCTATCAATGTTAATCGCCCAACATTTAAACTCACCTTTAAAACGAGCGGTACCCACTCGTGATTTTAGGAGTTCATTAATTTTTTGGTTAAACCCATACTCTAACAATGTCTCGTTAGAGTCTGATGGGTTGTATCTCATTTTTACTAATTCCATAATTTAAAAGCCCTCTGGTTTTCCGCCGTCATCTTTCTTTGTTGTTTTACATGCAGGGTAAGCAGAGCAACCCCAAAATTTCTTACCTTCTTTACCACGTTCTACCAAGAAACCTTTTTTACATACTGGACATTGGTAATCTTTCGCAACAACCTTTTTAACAATTTCAACAGGTGTCATGTTGTCATCTTTGTAATTTTGCTTACACGTTTCAAGCGAACACTGCCAGTAGAAACCATATTGACCTTTCTTTCTAACAAGAGCTTCTGAACATTTAGTACACTTATGTGCAACGGTGCCTTGATCAACAACTTCTCTTTCAATCACTTCACCCGGCTTGCCTCTATTGTCAGGGAATATGGACTTACATACTTCTTTATCCAAACAGACCCAATAGAACTTACCATTCTTCAAGCTCTTAACACGCTTCAAACCAGAATTACATTTAGGACACTGATAGGTCATGCCTACTGCTGATTCAATTCTATATTTACCTTCTTTCATTTCTTCAATGATTTCGATAACAATTTTCTTTTGCATTTCGAAGAATGTTTCTGGTGTATTCTCCCCTTTTGCAATTTCTTCTAGAATGCTTTCCCAATAAGCCGATGTCTCAACGCTTTTAATCATTTCAGGTAGAGCTTTAATCAAGGATCTAGCTTTCTCAGTAGTAATGATAGTGCCATTCTTATCGTTCTTAATGTATTCGTATTTAAATGCATTCTTAATAATGTTTGCACGAGTAGCAGATGTTCCTAAACCTTCTGTACTTTTAATAATCTTTTTGTAAACAGGGTTAGTAATATACTTACTAGCGTTCTGCATTTCTTTCAATAAGGTTGCTTCGTTCAAACGGGCAGGTGGTTTTGTTTTCTTTGATTCTGTTTTAGTGTCAACACATTTAACAGTTTCACCTACTTTCAAGAGAGGAATTTCATCATCCGCACTTTTTTCTTTGGTTTTCAAAGCAATTTTCCAACCTTGTGCTGCTGGCATTGAACCTGTAATCTTGAAAATTTCGCCTTCACATTCAATTTCCAACACAGTGCTGTCATATTCATACTTAGGTAAGAACTGAGCAATGTAGTATCTTCTGATTAAATCGTACAACTTAACTTCGTCTTCGTTCATTCGGCTAATATTAGCTGGCGTACCAGTAGGGATAATAGCATGGTGAGCTGTTACCTTAGAGTCGTTCCACATATCTGATTTAAGTTTTGGGTTGGCTTGTGCCACCAACTCTCTAATTTCAGCATTGTTTGGATCTGTCTTTAATACAGCATCTAACACTTCTGGAACTTCGCCAAATTGAGCATTAGGTAAATACTGACAATCAGAACGCGGGTATGTGGTTGCTTTATGTACTTCATAGAGAGACTGAGCTAGTTCCAGAACACGGTCAGACTTGAAACCAAATTCGTTATAAGCCTTTGCTTGTAGTTCAAGCAACGAGAATGGAAGTGGTGCTGCTGTTTGTTTACGTTTCTTTTCAGCCTTGGTAACTTTACCTTCTTTATTACGACACTTTTTAGACACTTCATCAGCAATTTCTTTCTTCAGTAGTTTTTCTTCTAGTTCATCAAGATACTTCTCTGGAATAGCCCAAGATGTTTTTAACTTACCCGCAGTTGCATGGAATTCAGCCGACACTTCATAATAGTCTTTGGAAATGAAGCTTTCAATTTCCATATCTCTCATGTACACCAAGTTAACAGTAGGCATAATGATACGACCCACTGGAAGATTTCCTTCAACCATGTTTCTATTGATAAGTGTCATTGCACGAGAAAGGTTAATACCAATAAACCAGTCAGCCGCAGTACGAGCTTTACCAGCAATATAAAGGTTATATGTTAGAGAGGCGTCTTGCATATCTGCAATGGCTTTTGTAAGGCTTTTAAGGTCAAGACCTTTGGTAAGAACACGAGTTACTGGGCCTTTGTATCCACACTTATCAATAATCATCTGGGCAATAACTTCACCTTCTCTATCAGGGTCAGTTGCGATAACTATTTTAGTCGCCTTTTTAACAAACTTCTCAACGATCTCAAACTGTCTCTTTTTGTAAAGTTCAGTTTCAGATGTACCTAATTTGTATTCAAATTTATTTGGAATGATCGGGAGGTCGTTAATGCTTTTAGTAAACTTATATTTTTCATCGTATTCATACGGTTCAAATAAACGGAATAAGTGTCCCTTACCCCATGTAATTACTGTATCGCTGTTTTTATCCTCTAGATAGCCTTTCTTTTCAGCTAAATCCTTAAAACCGAGTGCTTTGCCATAGTCCACGCCCTGCATTGGTTTTTCACATATATATACTGTTGTCATAATTATCCTCTATAAAACATACCAAAAAAATACCATAACCCTAGATAAAGTCAAGCTTTATATTTATTTTAAAAGCTTTTTTTTGATATTGTTTTATTTTCTATCTCCTTGTAATTTCATTTATTTTTAAATAAAAATAGTTAAATCATCCACATTATAATACTATTCTTAATATTTAATGCATAACTTTAATATTCATCTATTTATTTATAGCATAATAATGTTAAAATTTAAAGATAACAACTAGATAAAAAATATTAAGAAACTTTAATCATCATTAAATAAAAAAAAACCGTGAGGTTTTTTTTACATTTTAGCTGAATTTATTTTTTCTAATATCATGAGGTATTTTTTCTCATCTTTATAGACAGGGTGATTTTTATAAATGATAAGCAATTCATTCAATGACCTCAAATGATCATCGTCAGCTAATTTAGAAAAAATAGTGAGAGCTTTTTCAATATTAAGAACTCGTTGCTCTGCAATGCCTAATAGGTATCCAGCATCGGTTAAACCACCTTTGTAAGCTCGACCAAGCCAGTGAACAGCAAGACCCTCATCATTGAATAGCTTTTCATTAAACGGTCCCACAATGCCATTAAGATAGATCTTACCTAGAAAGAGCTGAGCTTCTACATCACCTTTCTCAGCGAGTAATTTAATTTGTTCAAGAGCTTTATGCGGTTTGCCATTATAAAGAAGAGCTTTGTTGTATTCCAATGAGTCTTTATCATTGTTCTTGTTTTCTTTTATATCTGTAAGTAATATTTTCTTTATAATTTTATTCGTGGTTGCTTTTAATTTATGCAACATATTTTCGAATTCATCGAAGTAGGAGTGAACTTTTTCAGCGTCATCAATCATGATGTCTTCATTGTCCATTAAGGATTCAAGTTCACTTACCATTTTTTCATATTCTTGCTGTTTTTCTTTCAGCCTGTTTACGCCATTAATTGTCATTGAATTGGTCCTTATTTTCTATCTTTTTTATTTTGATTAGTAGAAGGTGTATTCATCAAGCCCGGTTTCATTAAATTAGAAGCACGTTTTTTAGGTGCTGCTTTGTTTTCAAGTTTATTATCAAGTTTGTTGTCTTGTTGGTTAGCAACAATCTCAGGAACACCATCTCTTGATGTCTTTTGTGATATGGCTTCTGCTTTACTTGTTAATAATTCGAAATGTTCAATTTCCTTCAGAAAGTCAGAACGATCTTTCTTGGAAAAATTTTTGAAATCGGTGTTAGCAATAGCTTCTAAATCAGCATTGAGGGACGCTGTAAAATTAGACATTCTTTGAAGAACTTGTTCGATCTGTGTGTTTTTCATAGTGTAAATGTATGTTTTTATAAATACAGTTTAACATAGTTTTTTCAAAAAAAAAGGTTTAATCTTTACTAATAAAATTTATATACTATAATGATAAAATAAGTAACTATCGAATGGATATATGAGCAAAATATATGGTGTAGATACATCGAAAGAAAAACAATTATCTGGGGACTTTTCTCGTGATATAAGACCAATGCCAGTTAAAATAGCAGACTGGTTCAAATCAACTGGGGTAGTTATTATCCCTATAATGAGTGTATTCTTGATGTTTTTATTTCAAGATTTAATTCTTATTTTAACACTTGTAAATATTCCAATATTCAGGTATCATAAGAACCGCTTGGTTGCACTACCTTATAGAAAGCCTAAATCGGCTTTTGAACTTGACCCCAACCAGAAGCACCCAGTAACGGGTAAGCCTTCAATGTCTGGTGGTATATGTTTCTACGGTAACGACATAAAAACAGGCGAACAAATCTGGTTTAACGACTCGGA